CCTCCAATTTTCAAATTTGATGGTTAAAGATTGAAATATGCTTAAATCATTTTCATGTGATTTTAAGTTTTGGGCTGCCGCTTTTCATTTTTGAGGCGTTCCAGCCGTTCGTCCTCTTTTCTGCCGGACCACTCGAGGATTTCGAGTATGAGGGCCACGAGCCCTGCGCCCAGCAACGCAAACCCTATCGGAACAATCCACTCAAACAGGATATATTCGTTCATGGCATTTCTTCCTCCTCTTTTATCGTCATGTCGATTTTTTGGAGCGAAGATACCTCAACTGAATCTAACCCACCGTGCTGTACCAGCGCGTTTAGCAACTTGAACTCTCTCGCAAGTTTTCTCTTTGCAGGAATGCCAGTCTTTCCCTTTGTCGTTTCGTAAAGGGCATCGGCCAGCAGGCGAACTTCGTACTTTGACAAATCCACGGTTGCGGAGCCACTTCTTTTGACCGTGATGTCGCAGCTCTCTAATGAGCAAATTCTCATGCCTGCCCGTCCTTTGCCTGCAAACCCTCGTCGATGACACCGAGGTCATAGCCGCTCTGGACGAACTTCATGCACAGCTCGTGGTTGATACCGTTGCCGAGGTTGGTGTAGATGTACTCTATCTCCTCCGGCGTGAAATCGGTATCAAGCAGCTTGTTGATGCCGTCGAGGTGTTCTCTGCATAGCGGCTTGGTGAATCCCTTGAACGCGAACCGCGAAACGCCCTCGATAACCTCCGCCTTAAACTCGTCCGGGGTGCTGCAGTGGTTGAGGTTGATGTATGTGTTCGTCCTCGGTACGAGAATCAACTCGAAGTTCATGGTGACGTAGGCTTTCGGGAAAGCGCGTTGAATTTTTCCGCACCACGGGGCCGCGAACGGTCTAAACCACGGCAGCATATAGCTGCGGAGCTCCTGCTGGCTGACTGCCGGGGCGTCCTGGATGTGGTCGATGCAGCACTCGATGGCCTCCCGCTCTGCGAGGCTGTCCGCCTCCTCGAGCCAGCCGTTGAATACACGGATGATTTCCTCTGCGTTAATCGGTTTCATGTTGCTCCTCCGTTTCATCCTCCATCTTGAACCCGCAGACCGGGCAGAAGTTCCAAACCCAGCTGTCGAAATCGCTTTGCGAAATTTTGGCCTTGCAATGGGTACAGCAAATTGCCGGTTCCTCGTGACTGTCGTTTTCATCATCGACGATGATAAACTTCAATTCCTTGTCCTTCACCCACTTGGCATGACCGCGCAGGCTCTCTGGGTCGATAATCGGCAGCTTTTCCAAGTCCTCAATCTCGTCTTTCATCGCCTCTGCAAGAGTGAGCGGCTCGCAGCAGGATTCGTGGTCTAACAAATCCGCTTTAAGTTCTTCGAGAACTGGGTTAATGTCAACGATTCTTTTTTCTGCCATTCTTTATAGCCTCCTTTACAAACTTCAAGGCGCGTTCCTTGAGCGGGATGCGCCAGCAGAGCCTCCCTTTCCCGGCGTTCAGATTGGAGGTCACCAGCATAACGCCGACGACCTCGATTTCGTCGCACTCTTGGTGCTTTGCTCGCCCGGCCTCGTGTCCGAGGAACTCCGCCTCTTTGGGGTCGTCCGCCATAACCGAAACGGCGAAGTAGCGGGTCGAGCTCTCTGCCCTGCCCTCAAGAAACACATCATATCTCGGCATTCATGGCCTCCTCAATATCATCAAAACTGACCTGTCCGGGAAGTACGCCATCCTCAATCCACCAATGAAAAACGTCTCGCCCTGTTTCCCAGTTGTCCGAGAATATCTTTCCTCCGTTCTCGACGCACTGTTTTCGAGCCTCCACCATCCTGTCAAATGCTGAAATATACATTTTTTCATACGCAGGCCAGCGAACAAACTCGCGTTGTCGCCCCCCCTGCCAGCCATAGGGCATCCGACGCATCCAACACGCTTTTGTCCTTCGCAATACAGCGGATTGACAGAGAGGCGTTCGGCGTTCATGTAGTCCCACACATCTTCATCAGACCAGTCGATAATCGGGTTGACAGTCATCTTTCCTTTGATGGCGCAAGTTTCAAAAAGCTGTCGCTTTTCGCTGTTGTCCGCCATCATAACAATTCGCTTTTCTTTATCGCGGTGGTTAATTTCCATAATTCCACGATTCAGCTTTCTTTGCGTCGATTCAGCCCATCTCACCCCCGTCGCGATGAATCTATTGTGTCCTGTGGTCTCTTTCAAAACCGCGCAGCAGTATCTCATAATGCGCGTTGGGGGGACGAGCTTCTGCGGTATAAGCGTCCACATAGACACCGGCTTTCCCTTGTACGTCGGCATAATTATGGTGCATTTTATCCCGCGTTCTTCAAGCTCTTTGAACCTGTCCCGGATGAAATAGACTGTCTCTGGCGCATCTGCGGTAGTGTGGCTGTTGACAACTTCAAAATTGATTCCAGCACGTTCGGCCAGTGCCACAAGCACCTGAGAATCCTTACCGCCGGAGTACGTGACCATCAAGGGCCTCTTATACCGATGCTCAGACAGCCGCGCAGCGTCCTGCAACCTAGCGATAGCAAGCTGCTCTTTATCCATTGGTTTCCTCCTCGTACTGGTGAACATCGACAAAGATGGCTTTCTTCCACGGGAGTGCGTTGTACGCCGCCCGCGTCTCCTCCTCCGTCATGTTGTCCACCAGCTCCGGGTCATAGCGTTCATAGAGTGGGTCGTTCATCTCGGAGATGTCGTCCTCCCGGTAGTAGGTTCTTTCGTTTCCGATGATGTACTCCTGAATCCCGCTCGCTCCCCATGTTCCAAGCCAGCAGTAACAGTCATCGCCGCCGACAACATCACCGTCTACACAGGGGATGACCGGGAGCTCCGGGTTTGCTTGCATGAGCTTGAGCAGCTCCTCGAGCTTTTCGCTCTGTTTCATGTTGTCCCATCCTTTCTTTCTGTCTGTGCCGCGCTGTCCTCCCGTCTGGCCTCCGCCATACAGCCGATGTAAACGGCCGCCAGCGGCAGGGAGATGACGAGGGCTGCGCCCGTGAGCCAGTTCGAGGCTGCTGTGAGCCACTGTTCCAGCTCTGTGAGTGCTGCGTACATGATTCTGCCTCCTACCTGAATTTCTTCTTGAAACTGCGAACGATAGCCCGGTGCGTCCACCTCCGGCAATAGGGGTTTCGGACGCTCCCGTCGTACTCCTGTTTCATCTTCTGGTATGCCGCCTTGTTCTCCGCGTACCGTTCGCAATAGTCGTGGCATCCCGGGTGTCTGTCCGGGCACTCTTTCGGGCAGATAGTCATAAGCCGAGCATGACGCTGGCCCGTTTCCGGGCGGCCGTCATGGTTTCGTCGTACTTCGCCGCGCTGTACACCGCGAGCGGAGCCACGGTCTGCGCAGCTCTGGCCCTCCTGAATATCTCCGAGTAGACAGCAGCCGTCTCGTAGATGCTGGGGCCTCTGCCCGGGGCCGAAAGCATTCCTTTGCGGTCGTCGGTGTCCGTGACCTTGAGGTCCTCCTTGAGGGCGTCCTGCACACACCGGCGCAGCTTATCCAGAGCCCATGCCTCGTCCTCTTTCGCCCACTCGAGGTACTGCTTGTAGTTGTTCATAGCGTTCTGCTTGAGGCGCGCCAGCCGGTCTTTCCCGTAGCCGAATGTCTCGTGACAGGTAGCGGCCATGACGAGCCACGCGATTTCTGCGCCCTGATTGCTCGCCATGCGGAGCTGCTCCTCCCGGCGTCCTCTCGGTGCGCGGTCCACGGGCAGCCGAACCTCAAAATCGCAGATGCCTTTGAGGTTCTCCCTCATGGCGTCCGTTGCGTTCTTTCTGCTGCCGTAGAGGATGGCCGTCTGGTATTTCTTCTCAAAGGCGTCCATTTCGTTACAGGCCCGCAGGAGGCGGGATGCGCCAATGCCGTCGTCTTGGTGCATGGAGACGACGATGCACCACATAAAGAGCTGGGCGGAGCGGTCGCGCTGGTCCTCGCGCTCCTGCTGGATGTTGTGGGTCAGTGCTTTCATCATCCAGCCCTCCTTACATCGTGTAGCAGTGCTTGACCGGGTCCCATGTGAGCTTCGGGATGCTCCGGCCGCAGACGCAGGAGAATTTCTGGTTTGTGATTTCGGCGTCCTCGATGTTCGTCCGGCCGTAGCTCGTTTTCTTGCAGTCCGGGCAGGTGTACTCGAACCGTGCCAGCGCGTCCAGAGGGATTTTCGCGCCGCACTTCCGGCACTCGTGAACTGTCTGCGGTTCGCGCAAGAACTGCACAAACTCGTCCTTGCATTTCGGGCAGCGAAGGAACATGAGGCCCTTTGTCCCGACGGGAGGGAGCCAGCTTACCGGCTTCTCGGGGGGGGCTTTCTTGTCTGCCGTGGAAACTACCGGGGCTGCCTGCTTCGGCTCGCTGGCAACGTTCTTTTCCGCCTCCGGTGCGCTGTCGCCGTCGTACAGCGTCGTGGTCTTGGCGATGGTCTCGAGCGTTTTGAGCGCGGTGTCAAACTCTGTGGGGCTCTTGCCGGTGAGCGTGACGCTCACATCCGGCTCTCCCTGAAACTTGAAAATAGCCATCGAAACTTCAAACTTCGTATTTGCCATGTCTGTTATGCCTCCTGTTTCTTTTCTTCCAGCTTGTTTGATGGGTCAAACTTCCTGCCGTCCTCGATGCCTCGCCATGCTGCATCGAGCTCTCCGACCGTCTTTGGCTGGGGCGTCTTTTTGAACTCTTTCGGCGGCCCCATCTTGTCGAGCTCGTCTTTGGCCTCTTTCGGAACTTTCAGCACAAGGCCGTATTCTTGATTTTCCTCGTTCTGTCTTGTAAACGCCTCGTATACGCCTCTGGCGAACCCATAGCCGTAGGAATCGCAGATTTTTGCAATCTCCTGCGGTGTGTAATAGTCCCGGTGCTGTTTGCGGAGCTTCTTCTGCTCCGCCTTGATGCACCGTACTGCATACTTGAAGATTTTTGTGCAGATTTCAAAATCATCCTTGAGCCCAATGAATCCAACGCGCCAGACGGTCGTTTTGGCTCCTCTCTTGCACCGGTATGCCGCACAGCAGTAGTTTTCTCCGATGACGGTGGATAGCGGAGACATCCACGAATTTGCTTTCTTGGAAAACGTCTCGTCAATTTCCTGCTGGATGACCGTCGTGTCGTGCTCCTCGAGGTCTCGTTCGGTGAGCTTGTGCTCCGCCATGAGCTTGCGGGCCTTGAGCAGGGCGAGCTTTGCCTCCTCCGGCTCCGGGCTCTTTGCAAGAGCGAGGAGCTTTCGGATTTTGTCCTTGTAGTCCATCAGGTTTCAACCTCCTGCGCTACAGCTCCCAGTAGCTTACAGCGTGTAAGCATCATCCTCTCGAGCGAGGACCGGTACTTCTGAACCGGCTCCGCATAGCCTGCAAAACACCGTCCTGCGTACCGCCATGTGTCGCCATGCCTCTTGAATGTCAGGTAGGTCGGCAGCCAGCGTCCGTTGCCGTCCTTTGCGGTGCCGATTTCTCCGCCCGCCTGCAACAGGCCTGCGCGGTTTGTGCGAGGAGGGAGAACATTCAAGAAATAGTCCAGCATTTCGCTGTCAACCTCGTCCCCCACTTCGAGGTAGTCCTCAACGCTTGGCAGACCACTTTCCCGCCATCCAGAAAGCGTCTTGAGGCCGGTCCCTCTTACCTCTGCGCGCTTCTTCAATATTTCGTTTGCAACAGTCACCATCTGGGCGTCACTCAGGCGGACCGCAAAACCGTTGTCGAGGTAATGGTAGATGTTTCCGCACTCTACGAGTATCACAGTGGTCTCGAGGTTTGCCACAGGCTCTCCATCGCTCTTGCGGATAACAGGAACAGCGATTCTCTCCATGTTGTGCCGCTCGCCCTTGTCGTATTGAATCCGGTCGAACGCAAATTTGTGCTCATTGATGCGGTAGTCGCGGTAGTGAACTTCTTCATCCGAGTGCGGCAAATCCAATGTAAACGATTTCATTCTCTGATTTCCTCCTCAAACATAATCGGCATACCGGGTGCTGATGCTCTGCACCCACTCTCTGTCCAGCTTGTCGAGGTAGGTACTCCACGCCTCCTCGTAACCGTTCCACCACCATTTCCGGCTCTTGAGGGCAACAATAAGCTGCTGTCGGGGCTTCATAACGAACTTGATGTACGCCCGGTCGCCCATCGTGTAGGCGACGAGGTTCTCGTCCTCGAAAAACTTCTGCCGGTTCAGGTTTGCGAGCTTGCCCTCTTTCCCGGCCGCATAGAGCTTGGCGATGATGCTGTTCTTGCGCCAGCGGTACTTTTCATGGAGCTTCTCGTAATACTCCATGAAGAGCTCCGAGTCCTTGTTGGCGAGCTCGCACAGGCTCGCGGTAGGATTAAGCGTCGGCCGCTCGATGCAGAATTTGACGTCATCGACCAGCCGGGCAATTTCCTTGGCGTCCTTGTCCTCGATTCGGCCCTGCCATACTTGCTCCTGCAGGCCGTTGAACCACTCCACGAACTCAGAGGAAAGGCGGAGAATAGTGTCGCTGTGGTCCAGCTTCTTCGCGTTGTACCGCGCCGGTCCGGCGACGGCGACGCTCACATGGGCTGCCTCGTGCCGGAGCTGCTCGCTCCACTTGGCATAAATCTGGTCCACGATTTTCTGCTTGCGGCTGTCCGGGATGTTCCAGCTCATAACTTTCTGGCAGTAGACCTCGTACTCGTGGGCCGAAATGTCGCCGCGCTGGCCGCTCATGCTGTTGCTGTTCGCCTGATGAATGAGGCTCTTGTCCAGCTCCTTGATTTTCACGTTACTCATGGCCGTCCTCCTCCGGGGCCAGCACCAGCTCGTAGTCCGAGACCTGCTGCGGGTCGAGCGGTGCTGTGTACTCGATGTAGCCCCACGCGGGCCGGTCGATGTCCTTGCAGTACGTCCGGCCCTCCTCGAAGTTGACGATGGTCGTGATGCTCTCTCCGGGCCGTTTCGGGAACGGGATGCCGCCCACCATCAGCGGGCGGAGGGTGCTGTAATATCTGTAAGCCATATTTTTCTTTCTGCCTCCTGTAATTCAAATGCAAGCTCGTCGAGCTCTTTTTCGATTTCCTCTGCATCGTGGACAATCTGCCGCGCGCCCGGGACGCCCTGTGTGCCGCTCTGCTTTGCCTCTATCCACATCGCAATATGCTCGTCTATGTCAAAGCTGTCGGAGTAGTCTAAAACTTCATCCGGGAATTTTTCAACGCCCACGCAGATGATGAAGTCCTCTCCGGCCGGTGAGTACCACTCAATTTCCACGCGGCCGTCGTCGGTGTAGCTGCTGACGCTCCACTCGCGCTTCTCGAGAATGTCCACATATTCCTGTCTCAATTCAGGCATTTCGTTTGCTACCTCCTGCCCTGTAATCGGCCCATGCCATCGTGATGACCGTCGAGACCTCCCGCAGGCGGCTTATAATGGCCTGGGCTTTCGTTCCGTCTCCACCTTTCGGGGTAAGGGCTCGCACCAGCTCGTCGGCGTTGTAGTTCGTCGTGATGATGGTCGGTTTCATGTCCTCGTACCGGTCATTGAGAATAGAGTACAGGGTGCTCACGCTCCATTCTGTGCACTGTTCCTTTCCGAGGTCATCCACAATGAGCAAATCGACCGTTTTGTACGCCTTGAGTATCTCGTACTCGGTGGCATCTCCGCTGTCGAAAGCCTCCTTAATGTCGGCCAGCAGGTCGCCGGACGTCTTGCAGACGACCGGGACGCCGCAGCCTATG